AGATTTCTTGGACGCTGTTGGATTACCTGGTCCAGCAATTGGACATATCAACATGTTCTTAGGTCACTCCGATACAGGTAAAACAACTGCCGCGATAAAAGCTGCTGTTGATGCACAAAAGAAAGAGATTCTCCCTGTATTCATTATTACTGAACAGAAGTGGAGTTTTGACCATGCTAAACTTATGGGTTTCCAATGTGAAGAAGTGGTTGATAAAGAAACTGGTGAAATGGATTGGGATGGATTTTTCTTATTCAATAACAACTTCAGTTATATTGAACAAATCACTGACTATATCAACGAGTTACTTGATGCCCAAGAAAAGGGTGAGTTGAATTATAGTTTGTGCTTCATTTGGGATTCTGTTGGTTCTGTACCTTGTAAGATGACTTATGAAGGTAAGGGTGGTAAACAACACAATGCATCTGTCTTATCTGATAAGATTGGTATGGGAATCAACCAAAGAATTTCAGGTTCAAGAAAAGCTGACACAGATTACGAAAACACTCTTATTATAATCAATCAACCGTGGGTTGAACTTCCTGATAATCCATTTGGTCAACCTAAAATCAAAGCTAAAGGTGGTGAATCAGTTTGGTTGAACTCATCACTTGTATTCCTATTCGGGAATCAGAAAGGGGCGGGTACCACGAAGATTACCGCAACTAAAGACAAAAGAACTGTTAAGTTTGCCGTCAGAAGTAAAATATCCGTTATGAAGAATCACATCAACGGACTTGGATATGACGATGGAAGAATTATCGTTACACCACACGGTTTCTTGGCGGGCAAAGACTCAGCGGAAGAAAAAGTATCCATAGAGGCGTATAAGAAAGAATATGCAGATTATTGGAAAGATATTATCGGTGCTGAAGGTGACTTTACGCTGACAGAAGAAAAAGAAGATTGATTTTTTTACCCTAAATTTGATATGTGTCCAAAACTTTATTAATTGATGGGGATAACCTTTTTAAAATTGGTTTCCATGGTGTTAAAGAACTTTATAGTGATGGTTCTCACATTGGTGGGGTATATCATTTTATTAACACTATCAGAAAGTTTCTTGAAGAACACAACCACGACAAAGTAATTGTTTTTTGGGATGGAGATTCAAACTCCTCAGTAAGGAAAGCTCTGTACCCACAATACAAAGGGAATCGTCGTCAAGACATGAACGAATACAAATACGAATCTTATCTGCAACAAAAGGCGAGAGTAAAGATGTATTTGGAGGAGGTCTTTGTCCGACAGGTTGAAATGAAAAATAATGAAGCGGATGACCTAATAGCTTACTACAGTCAAATTGCGACCGATGAGGACATTATAATATTCTCAGGTGATAAAGACCTTACACAATTAATTAACTCAAGGGTGACCATCTATTCACCTGTGGCGAAAAGATACTTTAAGAACGGAGACAAAATATCAATTAACAAAGTAGAGATTCCACATCAAAACGTAACTGTTTGTAAAATCTTCACTGGAGACAAGTCAGATAATATAGACGGTATTGAAGGTTTGGGAGAAAAAACATTAGTCAAGTTATTTCCAATTTTGCTTGAAAAACCATGCACTATTGACGAATTATTAGATTATGCACGAAATATCCCGCAAAAAAAACCTGTCAAAAGTTTGTCTAATATTTTGACTGGTAGGACCAAAAGTGGTATTCTTGGAGAAGAGTTCTACAAAATAAATTCAAAGATTGTTGACCTGACTACCCCTCTAATAAATGAAGAAGGAAAACAACTTGTAGAACAAATTCATACCGATACCATAGACCCTACAGATAGAGGATATAAGAACCTTATGAGATTGATGATGGAAGACGGACTATTCAAATACTTACCCAAAAATGACGAAGCGTGGGTAAACTTTTTAAAACCATTTATGAAACTTACTAGAAAAGAAAAACGAAACACAAAAAAATGAAAAACATGAAAGAACAAGACAGTACGAAAATGGAATTCTTGCTAACCTTAAACGACAACATCGTTGTACAAAGATTCTTTAACGTTAAAGGGTATAACCCTGAAGCAAAAAACTCAATTGAGTTTTATCACTTCACTAAAAGTTTGGCTGAGGAGCTTCAGTATTATCTAAAAATGAAAACCGTTGTCTACATGATGGACAATATGGAGGCTATCATCCACGACCCAAAAATTATGGAAACATCATTCACAGATGGTCCTGAAAATTTCTATCTGACGGTTAAGGTCAATGAACAGACAATTTGTCAGAGAATTTTTGACGGAAAAAAGTTTCCACCAAAAGTTCGTTATACAGTTGACGTGAGACCATATTTGAAAGAAGTCCTCAGAGAATTGACTGACATTTTTTCAAATAACGAATTATCTTACGAGTATTGTGGTATTGACTTAAGAGACTGAATATTTAATAAAAGAGGGGATATTTTTTGAGTACTATGAATAAGAACTTTGACTACTTAGGTAATACATTTCAGATACAACTACTAAATCAAATAATTGAAGACAAGGAATTTTCAAGTTCAATAATTGATGTTATTGAAGCTTCATACTTTGACAACAAATATTTCAAAATCATTATTCAAATGATTAAGGAATATTATAAAAAATATGAAGCAACTCCTAACTTTGAAACTTTGGAACAGATAGTTCGTGCTGAAGTTACTCAAGAGTTAGTTGCTAAAATAGTACTTGATACTCTTAAGCAAGTAAAAGACGCTCCGTTTGAAGGTTCACAATTTGTTCAAGAAAAAGCCTTGAAGTTCTGTAAACAACAAGAATTACAAAAAGCAATGGACAAAGCCCAAAAGATTATTACTGAGGGTGATTTTGAATCTTATGACAAAGTTGAAGGTTTAGTTCGTGAAGCTTTACAAGTTGGTGAAGTGGAAAAGAACGTAAGTGATATTTTTACAGGTTTAGATACTGTATTAGAAGAAGACTATCGTCACCCGATTCCAATGGGGATTACAGGTATTGATAGATTACTAAAAGGTGGATTAGCTAAAGGTGAAATTGGGGTCATACTTGCTCCAACTGGCGTAGGTAAGACCACAATTTTAACCAAGATTGCCAACACAGCTTTTAATATGGGATACAATGTTCTTCAAATATTCTTTGAAGACAACCCAAAAATTGTCCAACGTAAACACTTCACTATTTGGACCGGTATTGAACCAGACAATTTGGCGAACCACAAGGAAGAAGTAATGTCAAAGATTACTGAGATTCAAGAAACAATGAAGAACAAATTGATTCTCAAGAAACTTGCCTCAGATACTATGACTATGAATCAAATCAAAAATCAAGTCAGGAAGATGATTGCTGACGGTACTAAAATTGATTTGATTTTATTGGACTATATTGATTGTGTCCTACCTGAGCAAAGTGCAAAAGACGAATGGAAGGCTGAAGGTTCAATTATGAGAGCGTTTGAAGCCATGTGTCATGAATTGAATTTGGTTGGTTGGACAGCAACTCAAGGTAACAGAAGTTCAATTTCATCAGAGGTAGTTACAACCGACCAAATGGGGGGTTCAATCAAAAAGGCACAAGTTGGTCACGTTATTATAACTGTGGCTAAGACCTTACAACAAAAGGAAATGAACTTAGCAACAATTGCCATCACAAAATCAAGACTTGGAAAAGACGGAGTAGTCTTTGAAAACTGCAAATTCAACAATGAATTATTGGAAATTGACACAGAATCTTCAATTACGTTCTTAGGATTTGAAGAACAACAAGAAGAGAAAAAGAGAGACAGGGTTAAGGAGTTAATGGAGAAAAGAAAGCGAGCAACAACAAAAAAACACTAATTAAATATCTACTTTTTTACAAAAAAACTTATTTTTTTTTATTAAATTTGATGGTCGGTTTGGTGCCGACCATATATTTAATAAGAAAATCCCCGATTTTTTAATAAAATCATTTTACAAAAAAATTACAAAATGGACATTTCAAACAGAATTTTATCAGAGATTACGGTGTATATGAAATACGCGAAGTACATCCCTGAATTGAAGAGAAGAGAGACTTGGCAAGAACTTGTCACAAGAAACATGGAGATGCATATTAAGAAGTATCCCCAATTAGAAAAAGAAATTAGAGAGAACTACATGTATGTTTACAAAAAACAAGTTCTCCCATCAATGCGTTCAATGCAATTTGCAGGAAAACCAATTGAAATCTCACCCAACAGAATTTATAATTGTGCCTTTGCACCAATTGATGATTGGAGAGTATTTTCAGAAATTATGTTCTTACTTTTAGGTGGAACGGGCGTGGGTTATTCAGTACAAAAACACCACGTTGACCAACTACCTGAAGTTAGAAAACCTAACAAAGAAAGAGGAAGAAGATGGCTTGTTGCTGACTCTATTGAAGGATGGGCTGACGCTGTGAAAGTGTTGGTTAAATCATATTTTTCAGGTGGGTCTCACATCATTTTTGATTTTTCAGACATCAGACCAAAAGGAGCACGTCTTGTTACATCAGGAGGTAAAGCACCTGGTCCTCAACCACTTAAAGAGTGTTTAATAAAACTTGAAGGTATTTTAGAGTCTAAAGAAGATGGTGAAAAATTAAGACCAATTGAAGTCCACGACATGGTATGTCATATCGCAGATGCAGTACTCGCTGGTGGTATTAGAAGAGCGGCACTTATCTCACTTTTCTCAGCGACTGACGAAGAAATGATTGGTTGTAAGAGTGGTCAGTGGTGGGAACATAACCCTCAAAGAGGAAGGGCTAATAACTCAGCAGTTCTTATGAGACATAAGATTACCAAAGAATACTTCATGGACCTATGGAAAAGAATTGAGGCGAGTGGTGCTGGTGAACCAGGAATTTATTTAAGTAATGATAAAGATTGGGGAACCAATCCTTGTTGTGAAATTGCACTTCGTCCATTCCAATTCTGTAACTTGACTGAAGTTAACGTCTCCAACGTGGTATCTCAAGAAGATTATGAAGACAGAGTTAAGGCAGCTTCCTTCATCGGAACATTACAGGCTGGATATACTGACTTCCATTACTTAAGACCTATTTGGCAGAGAACAACTGAGAAAGACGCTCTCGTTGGTATTTCAATGACAGGAATCGGTTCAGGTGCAG